ACATTTTTTGTCATGGCTGATTTTCCTTCTCTAGTTCACTGATCTTTGCACGGAGAGTCTTTATCTCCTCCGCAGAGGCTATAAGCGTTTCCTGTATCTCTTTCCAAAAAGAAAACATCTGAGACATGGATGCAGCCTGAGTGCGTTCCACGATGTCCATGTTTGTGATTCTGTTGTGAAGCAACCTTCCGTTTTCGGTGTTGCAAAATTCATTTATTGGGTTCAATTCATAATGACTCATCGCACTCTCCATTGTGAAAATCGTGCCAGTGCAGTCAATCCGCTGCACGAACACTCGTCAATGATACGCTGAACTTCCTGCGGTGACCGTCCCGCAAGCACCATGTCGTTAATGTCTTTCTCGCTTACGCTGTCAGCCCACACACATACGGAATATCCACCTCGTATGGCTTCTTCGATTTTCTTGGTGATTTCTGAATTGCGCGGCTCATTATCATAAACAATAACGCAATCACGAAACAACTTGACAGCAGAAGCCAGTTCACAGCCAGCGAGAGCAACGCTATTATCAAGAAATACAGAATCAAGTGGACCCTCAACAACATAAACCCTCTTGGAATAATCCAACCGATCCTCTCCGTAAATGGCTCTGCCGTCCTTGCTGAACTTTACGGTGATGTATCGGATTGAGTTCTTGGAGCCGCTTATGCTGCGTCCTTGCGCTGCAACGAGTTCTCCTGCCTTGTTCACGAATGGGATGACGATACGCTCGTCATTCGGAATGGTTGTGTATGTAGGGTCAATGGCACGAACCCAGTCACCAAACCCATTTGAAAAATAAAACCTGTCCAATTCTTTAATTCCTCTGCCTTCCAAATACAGCCGTGCTGCGTGATCTGGTGGCAGAGTGTCGCACCGAGGAAGTCTGATATTTGCATTGGGCAGGAGTTTGGGTTCTTCTGGCTTGACATAATTGCTCTTCCCGTTCTCACCGTTTCTCCACCGCTCAAGTGCATACTCTTGAGCCATTGCAGGGGCAACAATCTCAAGAAATCTGTAAACCGAATGCCCTGCTCCGCAGTTGTGGCACTTGAAAAAGTAGTCGTTCTTCTTTGGAAAGAAAAAACCACGCGCCTTGCTCTTGTTCTTCCGCGAGTCTCCGCAGATAGGGCAACGGCAGTTTGCAAGGTTCGGACCCTTCCACTTGAATCGCTCAAGTTGAGCCGATACCATGTTGATGTATTTCTTATCAATATACGCAGACATTATATCGTCCAGTCGCTTGTGTCTCGCTTGTCACCAAACTTTGCCTTGAAGTCCTTTGCACCAAATCCTGCTCCGTATCCGTCGTTCTCACCCTTCTCAATATTCGAATCCATGAGGTCTTCGGATAGTTCACTGTCAATATCGTAGAACTTCATCTTGGAGTAGTTCAATCCAACGATGAATTTCTTGTTTGCAGTCTTGCCGTTGTAACGATTCTTCAACTGCTTCACCATGATCTGCCCTGCCTTTTCCAACTCGTCCGTTGTGATGAGGGCAATCATCAGGTCAGCGGTGTGGGGCAAGCCAAATGATTCCGAAGTGTCCGTGAGGTCAACATCGGTGGACGAGAACCCCGCTCGGTTCACCTGTGTGGCACTCACGATTGGCACATCCCGTTCCATTGCCAGTCCACGCAACTCCTCTGCAATAGCCTTGATGTATCCGTAGGAATTGATGTTGTTGCCGTGCTTGAACCGCGCAGACGAGCAGATATTGATGTAGTCCACGAAAATGATGTCAGGCGTGAACTGCTTCTTCAGCCGCAACTCGTCCAACAGGACACGGAAGTGGTTTACATTCGCAAACGAAGTGGGATACTCCTTTACGATGAGTTTTCCGCTTACTCCCCGTGTGCTACCAAGCAGCCGCTTCTCATACATTTCAAGCGGCAGGTCTTGCAGTTCATCCATTGTGATGTCCATGATGTTTGCATCAATTCGCTCTGCAATCCGTTCCTCTGCCATTTCAAGAGTGATGTACAGCACATTCTTGTTCTGCATGAGGCAAGCAGCAGCGTGGTGGCACATGAACAGGGACTTGCCCACACCTGTGCCTGCCATGATGATGTTCAGAGTCTTGGGCGAGATTCCGCCCTTTGTAATGACATTGAACATCTCAAGATCAAACGGCACCTTCTTCTCTACCCTGTGGTAGAACTCATGCCGCTTCTCGTAGTCCTCAAGGAAATCGTGTCCCACATTGGTGTCAAACGAAACCGCAAGTGCCTTGGACAGGATTTCAGGCAGGGCATGGGGCGTGAGGTTCTTGTCCTTGCCGTCAATAATCTGAATGGACTGCAAGATGGCATTATAGATCGCTTTGTCCTTGCAGAACTTTTCCGTGGTGTCTGTGAGCCACGCGGTGTCCTGCTGCGGACTCTTGCCCATGTCCACTACAAGAGTCTTGCACTTGGAGAACTCGTCCTCCGTCAGCCCCTTGTTGTCTTCAAGTGCAATAAGCAGGGCATCCTTTGTGGGAATGCCCTTGTACTGATTGACGAAATCCCTGATGGATCGGAACACTGCACGATCCACTCGGTCAAGGAAATACTCCTCCTGCAAGAACGGAATGGTCCGCTTGCAGTATTCGCTGTCGTTAAGCAGCCCCGCCAGTATTGTCTTTTCGGTTTGGCTCATTTAGTCCAAGTTCCTCATCAAGTTCAGCCAGACGATCCATTGCCTTTTCTGCTTCGTCCTTGCCGTAGCAGAACTCCTTCTTCGCAACAATGTCAATAGCCCGAAGGATATCTTCGTTGTAGTACTTCTCTGGATTCTTGTTGATCTGCGATTCAAACACGGTCTTTCCGTTGGGCAACTGAATCTTCGTGGACACCTTTTGGAAAATACCGTACTTGATGGCAATGTCCAACAGCCCGTAATACTTGTTCAGTCCTGTCTCAAAGTTCAACTGAACATCCACCATCTTGTCCTGCTTCGTTAGACGGCTCTTGTAGGTCTTGCAGTGGATAATGTTGCCCACCACCTCGTTGTCCACCTTGTCCTTCTTCTTGGACAGATAGATGATGGTGGACGCAGCATACTTCAGACCGCTTCCGCCGCCCATTTCCTTCGTGGGCACATACGCACCCACCACATCGTAGGTGTGGTTCGTCATCAACAGGGGAATCCGTGCGTGACCCAACTTGATGGTCAGGACGCGGAATGCCGCCTTCGTGACCTGTGCGCGAGTCATGTCGCGGGTGGTCTTGCCCTCTGCGGTGTCGTTCATTTCCTTCTCGGTGGACAACATTCCAAGGGAGTCAAGCACGATCATCATGCGGGGGCGAGTGTCCTTGTCCTCTTCAAGATACTTGTCCACAGACAGGACGCACTGGTGACGGAACTCCTCCACCGTGGCAACAGGCAGCACAGCCACGCGGTCGGTGTCAATGCCCCGTCCACGGAGCAGATCAGAGGTAATGGCTTGTTCCGTATCAAAATACAACACCATTGCCTTCGGATCGGAATTTAGGAACTCCCGCACCACATTCAGGGCAAAGTAGGTCTTGCCCGTGGCTTGCTCTCCTGCAAGAGCCACAATCTTGTTGTCGGGAATCCCACCGTGGATGGAACCGCTTAGAAGCGCGTTGAACGAATACGATCCCGTGGAGATGAAACCCTTGACATCGCTGCCCTCAAGCCCATCTGATGCCACGGTTGCGTACTTGTTTCCTGCTGCCTTCAGAATGTCCTTCAGTTTCATAGTCTCTCCAATGATTTGGTCTGTGTGTCAATGAGAACCATCTCGTTCTCGTTAGCCCTTATTGTATCCAAGGGCGTGAGTTTGTCAACGATCATCTGCTGCGTTTCACGGCGCAGCAGGTCTTTTCGCGCTGCGAGAAGACCTTTCAAGTATTCAATATTAAGATTCATCAGGTGGTGATCTTTAGAGCGGGACTCTTCACGCCCTTGTCGGGAACCACGATTCCGCTGCCGAACGCAGAACTGAATTCATTCATAAGATCAGTCATGGGTTCAGCAGTGAACATTACATACGATGCAGGAACAGTAATAGCCTGATCCTTCACCGAAGCCATCCACGGGACGACAGCAATATTTGCACCGCCGCCCTTCGTAGGCACGGGCACAACCATGCACGGATTCTTCAGAGTGTATGCCACAACCTTTTCGCCTTCAAACTTTTCGGTGACCGATGCAATGAGTTCTTCGCCGGTCTGAACCTTCACGATCTTTATAGCCATGATGTATCCTTTTTGTAAGAGTTACAGTATGTAGTCAAGCAAACAGAGATTCAAGAGTATTTCGTTCTTCGGGACTCCACCCCACCGCATTTGTGATTGCGCGGAGTGGTTCAAGAAATGTCTTTTCAAATTGGAGTTGGCGATTAATGTATTTCTCAAGAGCAAACTCCTTCGGGATGGATGACGGGAATCCAATCACACTTTCGTGAAACGGATTGGGTGTCTTCAAGTAGATGAACTTGATCTTCTCGCCGTCACCGATGGTGCGGTATTTCTTGTCTAGTTTCATCCGCTTTATGTGGTGATTATACAGCAGCGCACCCTTCACGGCAATAGGCGTGGACTTTTTGTATACGGTGCCGCTGTGTGCGTACTCTTCCATTCCAGATACGGATCGGGGAGAAGCCACATCCTCCACAGGCAGGGACATGAATTCCTTCTCCGTTGCCTTCACGAATTGCTGAAGTGTGCCCTCGTCGCGCATGAGGATCATCTCAATCGCAGTCTTCAGTGCCTTGCGGACATACGCAGGAGTGGAGGAACGGGCAGTCTCAATGCCCATGATCTTGAACTTCGGTGTCTTGTAACGAACACCTTCGGAATCCCAAACGGACAACATATACCGCTTCTTTGCCGTCCATACGCCCTGCTCCGCAATCACTTCGCGTCCCATCACCATTTTGTTTGTGTAGGCGTTCATGCAGTCAGCAAGGGTGGCGAACTCCCGCTCAATCTGTGGCTGAATCACCCGCTCACAGAATCCGTTCAGGAAGTCCACCACCCGTTGCGTGTCCCGCTCGCCCTTGAAGGACGAATCCACCACCTTGCCAAGTCTCAAATACACGGAGTCGGTATCAATATACATTACATACACCTCGCCGTCCGTCTTCAGGATGCGGTTGAGAAATCGGTTCAGAGCATCACCGATCCATCGGATGCTCAACTGCCCTGAAAGCGTGATGGCTTCCGCAAGTGCCACATCAAAGAATCTGAAATACTGGTTGCCGATGGCACCGTATGCGGAATTCAACTGAATCTTACGCACCAACTGAAAGTTGTGATACTTGGAAATCTCGTATTCAATCTTTCGCCGCTCGGACTCGGGAGCGTTCTTGTCCAAATCCACAAGCCGCTTCTGTGCTGCAATCATCAGCCCCTTGTAGTGCTTGCGTTCGGCATACATCTTCTCCATCAGTTCGGGAAGGAAGCCCTGCTTGTCCCGCCTGAAAGCAACACCATTTGCGGCTACGCTCACCCCGTCCCGCTTTGCAGCATCAAGATATTCCGCAGGATCAACGAAAGTCTTTACAGGCTCTCCTCCGTTGCGTGACAGCACAGCATCGGGAGTAATGCTGCCACGCGCCCATGAACGGTTCTCCACCTGTGTTTCGGGCGAGATGTTGTACTGCATGATGAGGTGTGGATACAGGGAGTTCAGGTCAAAACTCACCACCCAATCGTGCTTGCCCACGATGGGGTCCATCACATACGCACCCGCGTATTGATCGTCCTTCTTGTGTTCGGTCTTCTGCGGGATCACCATGCCCTTGCTCATCAGGTGGTGGTGGATGATGGCATCCCATGTGCGGACTTGCGAGAACACATCCTCAAAGTTCACCCGTGCCGAATACGCAAGGGCTACAGCCAGTTCCATCAGTTTCAGTTTGGATTCCAAGCGGTCAACGAGCCGCACATCCTGAAGGTTATACTCCATGAACCGCTGAAAGTTCTGCGTGTAGAACTCCTGAATCGTTTCGTATTCCCCATACGACAGTTTTTCCTCACCCAACTCCACCTTGGAAATGTGGTTCAGGGAATACGCTTCCTGCTTCACATAGGTGAAAGTCCTGTACAACTCAAGGTAGTCAAGGGTGGCTACACCGCTAATCACATACGCAGTCTGATCGCGTCCCATGCGGTTCACCACAGTCTCGCGCAGTCTGCCCCACGGCGAGAGGGAGTTTCCCCATCCTTCTTCAAGATAGTTCATCCGTGCCACAAGGTACGGAATGTCAAAGAAACGGATGTTCCATCCTGTCACGATGTCGGGATCAAGGAACTTCCACAGTTCAATGAATCCCGCGAGGAGTTCTCGTTCGTCATCGTAAGGAATGCAGGACACTCCCTCTCCCTCAATATGAAAGTCTCCCAAGCCTAGCACATAGGTCTTGTCACCCATTGAGATCGTGATCGCAATGACTCGCTCCGTGGGAGCGGAGGGCGTGGGAAAACCGCCGTCACACGATGTCTCAATGTCCAAGTTGGCTATGCGGAGGCTGCTGAAGTCATAATCAACTTCATTGGGAAACTCCTTGTAAAGGTATTGGTAAACAAAGTTCGTATTGCCGTAGATTGGATAGTTCCCCACATCCTTGAACTTATCCATGAACTCTCGGGCTTCTCCAATACCGTCAAACTGCACAGGCTGCACAGGCTTGCCGTTGATGGTGGTGAACTCCCCCGCCTCCTTGGACGGAATGTATAGTGTGGGACAGAACGGAACGCGGAGGTGCTGCCTCTGCCCGTTCTTCCATCCACGATACAGGATGTTCTTGCCACGAATGTCAACGGAAGTGTAGAAGTCCATTATCGCTCCACTACGGAAACCCAATCCTGATGCACCATGTCCTTGTCTTCGTGACCCTGCCCCTTGTTCTGTGTGCGATCCCAAAGAACACGGTCACCT